CACGGCCTTCTCCTGCGACTTATCGAGCATGCCGTTTTTCTGCGCGACCTCTGACAATGCCCTGGCTGCCTCAATGCCGCCCTGGAAGACCAGATCTGGCGCAATGCGCTTGCCGGACATTACCGCGCTTTGAACTGTCATCACCAGCAAACGACCCAGCAAACGACCCATTGCCTCGCCTACGTTCCCGCTCGCCTGTGTGTACCGCTCCAGCGCTGCGAATCCTTTTTCTTTGTCGTAGATGAACTGGAGCATTTGCCCAGTGGCTACGTCGTAAGCCTCCTGACTGGCGACGGTTTCCGGTTCGCCTTGTGGCGGCTGCTCTTGTGCCTGCCGTGGCTGCTGCGGTTGCTGCGGTTGCTGCGGTTGCTGCGGTTGCCGTGGCTGCTGCGGTTGCTGTTGTGGTTGCTGTTGCGGGCCAGCCTGCTGTGGGGCTTTGCCTCGGTTGAGTAGTCCTTGCATGGCGATACCTCTGGTTATCCGTTAGCCTACCAGGCCGTTGGAGTAGCGATTTATATCAATCTCGGCAACCTCAAAACCTGACGCTGTGGGCCCTGAGCTTGGCGCTGCTTTAGAAACATTTCTGCCCATCGCGTCGCGGGCTCTTGATGCCCTGGATGAGCCGCCGCCCGACGAGGCGATACCGGGCGCTCTGGAATCAATGCTGGTCGAAGGGGCCCGCTCGCCCCTCATGGCGGCATCCGCTGCTGCCTCGCCAACTCTTGAGGCCACATTGCCGGTTACCGCTGCGCCAAGTTTCCCAGCCTTCGCGCCAATCGGACCCAGCAATCCCTTGCCAATGTGCCCCACCACGCCATCCGCCACAGCCCCGACGGCCTGGGTGCCCATCGACGTGCCGAAACCGTCATCCATCGTCATGCCGGACTTGGCGTTTACGTCGCCGATGGTGGTTGAGGCGCTGTGCGCCTTGTCTGCCGCTGTCATGCCTATGCCTGCGGCCATGCCAGGCAATCCGCCCAAAACGGTCGAAGCGGTTGAGGCAATCTGGCCCAATACGCTGGTTTCCGCTTCGGCGTTAATGGCGCCTTCCAGACTGGCCTCGGTGTCACCCAGGACCATGCCTGCCAGCTCTTTATCGGTGAGTGTGGGGTTCAGGCTTTTCAGCTGACCAAGACGCTTTGCCGTGGTAACGCCTTCCTCCTCACCCAGGCCGATCATTGACTTGAAGGTGTCCATGGCTCGGCTTATCAGCCCTGGCGCATCCCTGTCCGCCGCCTCACGAGCATGGCGATCCATGGCGTTGCGGGCTCGGGATGACGGTGTAGTGCCGGGTGCGTGCGGGCTGCGACGACCCTCGCTTTTTGGCGATCCGGGCGTTTGGGAGCCGTCGTTATTGCTGCTGCCATTGCCGCCGCCCTTGCCGCCGCCCTGGCTTCCGCCGCCGCCAGCATTGCTTCCTGCTCCGCCGTCACCCTGACCGGGACGACCACCACTGCCTGAGTTGCCGTTAAGCCCGCCGCCGGGATTCATGCCCCCCGGTGCAGATCCGCCTGAGTTGTTGCCTGAGTTTCCGCCTGAGTTGCCGCCGCGTCCTCCGCGTCCTCCGCCACCAGATCCGCTGTTGCCGCTGCCTCCCCCTGAATTGCCGGGATCGCCGCCGCCGCCCGGACCTCCTGATGATCGCCCCATAACTACCCCTCCTTACCTGTTTGCCTTGGACAGCAGCCCTCTGTCTGTCAGACCACCATTTACCATGTCGTCCCAACGGTATTTTTCCATGTTGATATTGGGCGCCTGAAGCAATGACGTTTCACGATCCCATTTCTTGTCGGCCTGTCGCCGTTCATGCTTCTGCTGATCCTTTTGCACCAGGTACGCGGCACCGCCTGCCGCCGCACCTTGCAGCGCGTTTGCGGCCCACTCGTTATCCTGCAAATACTCGCCAACGCCTGTAAAAGCGTCGGAGGCGTAATCTGCCGCTGCCTCTCCTGTCTCAATTAGCCATTCCATACCTTACCCCTCGGCCTCTGCCTTCGCTTTTTCAGCTGCTGCTTTTTCAGCCTCGTTGCGCTTGTCGATCTGTCCAGAAAGAACGTCTTTTTCACCGCTGCCCAGGCTAGACCAGTTGTTGCTCCACATTGGCTGCGCCTGGAATAGCTTTTCCATCGCCACCATATCGGCGTCCCGAATGTCCATCTGCTGGTCAATCATTTTTGACTTGGCGTCAGCTGGAAATGCCCCGGTCTGGATCTCGGAAATGTTGATATTGGCCTCGTTCGTAATATTGCTGACCGAATCCAGGAACTGCCCGCGCAAGTTGGCAAACGTCTTCTGGTCAATAATGCCGCTTTCCAGTTCTGCGTTCAGGTTGGCCATGGTTGCATCGTGCTTTTCAGCGGTCTTTTGCTCCCACTGGCGCTGCACCATGTTGTTTTCTTGCTGGGCGTTGAACTCGGAAGCACGGTTATCGGCGTTCGCGCCGAATTCGCCCGCCTGGTTTTCAGCGCTGGCATTGAACTCACCCGCTCGATTTTGTGCATTTGCGGTGAACTCACCGGCCCGATTCTGTGCGTTGGCGTTAAACTGGCCCGCCTGGTTATTGGCGTTGGTGTTGAACTGGCGCGACGTGTTCTGCGCGTTCATGTTCGCCAGGCCCATCTGCTGCTCATTGCCTGCGTTGAAACGGCGCTCGGTATTCACCGCGTCCATGTTGGTTCGGGCGCGGGTGTCGTAAGTGTTCGCGTCCTGGGTTGCAATCGGCATAGCGCTTTCGATCGCCGCTCGCTCCCCGGCCCCTATCGCCATTGAGCTGTTCAGAAGCCCGCGAGAGTTAGCTGCCTCGTTGGATCGTGTTCGGGCGTTGCGCATGTACTTGCCGTTATCGTCAAGCAGCTGCATCAGCTGGCCGCGCACGGTGGCGTTGTCTTTCACCTCCCGAGTGTCGGCGTTATAGCTTGCGGCCTCGCCCGTCACTGCGTCGTAGTTGTCCGCTGTGTAGGTTTTGGCAGTGTAACCCTCCGGATCATAGGTTGACGCGCTGTACCCTCTTGCCGTTGCCTTCACGCCTCGCGGGTTAGTTTTTGTAACATCAAAAGGCGCAGCCGGGGAATTGTCATTATTTAGGCCGAGGTTATCGGGCGGGGGCTTGGGCTTGGACTTGGGCGCGGGTTTGGTCGTGGGCGCGGGCTTGGGCGCGGGCTTGGGCTTGATTCTGCCACTATTGAGCAGCCCAGGTGTCAGATCTATTCCGCCCCAATCAATTCCGCCCCAACCAATATTGACTTTGCCTATTCCGCTGTAATCGGGCATGTTGATTTTCCGGCTACCGTCGTAAAAGCTATTTCCCGCCATGAGTCGTCTCCGCTCTGCCTTTGCACATAAAAAAAGCGCTGGAGAGCGCTTGTTTGGATTTCTGGATTATCAGATATTGCTCAACCTGACACGCTCTGAACGATGCGCGTAAAGATGTAAGCGTCTCTTGGGGTGACTCGATGCGCCGGTAGGGCTCGCTCAAGACTGCGGTTCATGCCTGCCGTGAGCATGGCGGCAAACAGTTCGCTGCAAAACCATCGCGAAGACTTCTGCCAGCCGGATCGGAACGGCAAAGCCAGCAGCGCCGTCCAGTCGTAGGGCTTGCCGATCTGATCTTTCAAGAACTCAAGAGCCTTGCCCTGCTCAATCGTTTGCAGCTCAATCGTCTCAATCGTGCTGTAGTGGGAACGGAAGTTCTTGAAGGACCAGGACGCCACACCATGCGCAAGCGTTGCATCAAATACCACGCCGCTGATTTCGACCGCGACGTGATTCCAGCGCGAGAACGTGACCAGCTGGATGAACAGGCCGCCGATATTGCGGGATCGGCAGAAGTGGACTTTAACCATTGTACTTCTCGCCTTCTGTCACTGGTGTAGTCAGGATCTCGTCAGCTCGTCCTTCACCCAGTAGCTCTACGGCTTCAAGTGTTTGGATACCTTGTACTGTCTCGGGCCTGGTCAGGTCGATGTACGTTGAGTCAGACAGCAGATCCATGAAGTCGTACACGTCGGCATTGGTTTCAGCAGCGGCACGGATGGTTTTACGCTCCGTGGCTGTCATGCGTAGCTTCAAAGCTACGCGTGAGATTTTGGTTGGCTTTGTTTGATTAATCTTTGTGGTGTTTCTTTGACTGGTGATACTCACTATTTAATCCTTACGTAGTTAGCAAAATGAGGTGAAGGATTTTGAATTGCAAATCCATCAAATAGGTACTTGGTAATTTCTACTGATATATAGTCGCCATTATTATCGCCAAAATAACCCAGTTCAAAATCCGTTTGACTTGAAGTAAAAATATTTAATTGGTTATCAGAAACAGCTCTTATTTTCAGGTCGTCAGTTGAGTGCGTAACAATACGTGATTTGTAAAAAGGGAAGCCTAGTGACAAACCATCCGGTGAACTAAATATACCATCAACAGTAGGTATAAAAAAATTGCCATGTGACTCATAAGGTAAGGCAATAATCATTGGTGTTTCATACGTAATCCACGTTACACCGTCCGATGTTGCGTTCACCGTTGTATTATTAGAGTTAATAACCATTAATACTGAGCTACCCCTGAAAGGGGTGCCGGAAAAACCAAGAGCCGTTTGGTTTGTTGCGTCATTAAGATCATTTACCTTGTAGGCAGTATTATCAACTCTAATGTAATTTCCGCCTATTTCTATAAACTCACCCTCTATACTAATCATTCTAGTGTAATTATTTGTCTCTATAGTGGTAAAACTATCACCACCATTTGTAGATTTAACAACTTCATAATTATCATAGTTGTTTTCAAAACTAACGTATATATCACCATTTACTTCCGCTAAATAACTGTGGTTGCCATCCATTGGGTGATTAAAAATAACGGTACCGTCACTTTCTCTTATCACGTAAATGTATTCTCGGGTGCCAGTTTGTACTTTAAAAGCTGAGTAATTTCCTATAGTACCATCACCACCTAAACTCCCAGCAGTTTCTCCGCTGTCTTGATAAATAATCTCGGACGAAAAAACACCATTTGTGGTTAGTGTGTATCGGTAGAGTTTTATATTGCTGGAACCATCCAGTGCATAACACACAAATATTTGTGCACTTTCTACCCAAGTAAATCTTTGAAAATCTGATCCCCCATCAATACCGCTTAAATTCAAATTATTACTTTCGGTACCGTCTATAAGGTTAAACAACCTATAACCTATGCGATATTCGATTCCGTCATAAAATGAAAAAGTAAAAACTGCGCATTCCCCTGAGTCATTGTACGAAAGTCTAATCCTATAATTATCTCTACTACTATACACATCAAAAGAAAACAGAGTTTCTTTACTTTGAAAAGCAAAAAGATTCGTGAAGCTGTTAAATAAAGGATCGTAGTTGCCATCGTTCCGTAAAACCAAGCCTTCAGCCATAAACTCAAAACCAGATTCTGGGTCTATAAACGTACCCCCTTTGTTTGCAGCAAAAGTAACAACTTCCCCAAGTTGGACGCTGCTACCGCCGCCACCGCCAGTAAAATCACTTAAATTACTCATAAAATTCTCCATCCTTCAGTAGCATTCACATACAGCAGCGTTACCACTGTGTTCTCTTTGTCGATGACCATATTTTCAGCCAGTCCCATGATGTTAGAACCGTTGCGAGCGATCACGGTATCTTCAAAAGCCTGCACCCCAATGCTCACGCTCATGCTCGCAGTCGGGCTGGCTGGCAGTGTGATTGTCTGAGTTGCTGCGGTCACAAAGCAGCGCTCCCCGTCGGTCAGGGTCTTGCTAGTGGCTGTTGTGGTGGCGCTGTTGATCGTGTTCTGGATCTTCTGGCTGGTCCAGCCTTGAGTGCTGTTGGTGCTGCTGTCGTTAAAAGTGCCACCCAAAACAACATTTTCAGCCTGCTCGGCCCAGTGTTTGGCCGAAAACTTCCCGGACTCGACGGGCGTATCCGTTGCTTCCTCGGCCCACTTCTGCGCCTTGTTCTTACTGACCAGGGCGCTGGCTTCGGAAATGGACGCGGCGGAGCGATCCTGGCCTGTTACTACCCGATCCGCTGCCGTCGCTGTACGGTCCTGGCCCGTCGCCACTCGATCCGCTGCGGTTGCGTCTGCATCGTCACTGGCGCTTAGCGCGCTGGCTGATGCCTCCCCCGCCTTTGTGGTCGCGGTGGTCGCAGCGGTCTGCGCCTGGGTCTTAGCGGCCTCCACGTCTTCCACGTTGATCGCTAACGCCAGGTTTTCCAGGTCAATCGCTGCACCACTGGTGAACTTATTGACCACCACGTAAAGGTTTTTAGTCGCCGGATCTCGCAGCACGTCATTGGTGAAATAGGTTGTGGTCGCTGCCCAGTTGCCACGGTAGTTAAAACCGGCGGTTACGATCAGATCCCCGTTCTCGTCAAAGCCCAAAACCTTGCGTCGTCTCTCCAGAGCCGTAGCGGTAAGTTCCTGGCTAGTGCCTGGCTCGGCTGGGAACTTCAAAGACCGGTTAGTATCAACCTCGACAGCCTCAAATCCAGAAGCGATCTCGTCCAGTTTTGAATCAACGGCATCTGCCGACACGGTGGTTCCCGGCTGGAAGCGCTGCGCCTCCAGGTCGTTGTCATAATACTGATTAGGCACGGCGCAATCTCCGTTGTGAGTAGATCAGTTGGTAGCCCAGCATCTCGTGTGGCGCGCTGACCGTGTTACTGTGAATCGCAAAGTTGATCGAGTTACCTGTGCCGGTGGCGTCTGCCGGTTCTTCGCCCATGATTGGCGAGGACCAAACGAAGTCGTCCCACTTGGCCACGTCCCACAATCCCCCGGACAGTAGGAAGTTCAGGCGCTGTCTGAGGGCTTCGGCGCTTGCGCTGCCGCCATAATCAAAATCTGGCTTAAAGGTCACGCTGGCTGTGGAGCCAGAGCGGATATCCCATATCACTCGCCGGAATCGCTTGCGAACCGCTGGGCTTCTCAGGTCGTTGTACGCCAGGGTCAGAAAGGCGGTGATGGGCTCGCCGTTGAAACTCTCCGCTTCGTTGCCCAGGCGGTAGACGTTGCCCGCATCATCGCCAAAAATCGTCACCTCCTCGCCGCTTGCTTTCTCGCCGCTGTGCATAACCTGGGGCTTGTCCGGGAATTTCACGGTGGTCGTGCCGGTGGGGCTTAGATAGACGCCCGATCCGTCGTCAATGAACACGCGGTATTGCGCCCGACTCTTGCTGAGCCCGCTGCACTGGATTCGGCTGGCCCATCCGTCTTTAGTGAACAGTGGCTCGGTAGAGGCGCCCGCTTGCAGCTGGCGAAAATCGCCAAACTGCTGGGTTGCCTCCAGGTTTGAGATCCCTCGCTCGGCCACAAAGTAGGGCTGAAGCATGCTCTGAAGCGAATACGCTTTCACGCTGGAATTAGGCACCGTGATTCGGCGCTCAAAGTTCTGAGGGCTGGAGCCATAGATTGCCTGCATGCTGTCCCGACAAGCAACGTGCAGTACGCCACCCGTACCGGGTAGCAATCCTGTCAACTTCTGCTGTGTGCCAATTTCGCCCGCACCGGCTGCGCCATCCCAGCCCAGCGGATCGCCCACCTCAGAATACTGGACACTGCCTTGTGAAAAGCCCAGCCACAGGTAGTTGTTATGGACTGCGATGTATTTTGCGCCAGCGGCGGCTTCGGTAATCTCTGTCAAGACGCCGCCCTTCAGCTCGTAGGGCTTGCCGCCGCCGACCATGTACAGGGCCTGCCCGGATTCGGTCGCCAGAAAGTTGCCCTCGGCAAACTCGTAGCGCCCGGAAGGCAGGGTACCCACACTGACCCATTCGCCCGCATCGAGGCGATACAGTGTCGCGTCAGTGCCATTACCTCGGATCCCGTAATGCTGACTCTGGAACGTGACCACGCCCAATACCGGGCCAGATCCTGGCAGGGTATCGCCCAGCTTGTCGTAGCCCTCGATCCTGCGATAGCCGCCTGTTACCGGGCACTCATAGTTCACACCGTAGAAGCATTTACCAGCACCCAGCTGCCGCGGCGGTGTGATTAAGTCGATGCCTCCCCCCAGCGCAATGTATTTAGTCTCGTTCATGCCAGAGGCCCCTCCATGCTTACCACTGGAAGCTGCGAAACCATAAGGCGATTAAAGATACTTCGTTCGTTGTTACCCGCTTGCCTCAGTACCTCTTGAGCATTTTCGTAGAGGGCATACTGAATCATCGCCCGGTAAACGATGAGCATGTGAAATCGCGCGGGCATACGCGGACTATCGGTGCCGCTGGTAAGCTCTTGCGGGGTGCGCCAATACTCGAACGTCAAGGGGCCGTCGATGCTCGGTAGTGCATTCAGGTGCAGCGTGCTGTCTGGCGCTATGGCGACACAGGTGAAGGTATCCCCGCCCACTTGCCGCAACTGACCCCAGGGCACCACATCAATCGGCGCCCCGGAAAATCGCAGCGTATCGGCTTCCCACACGTCAAAATCGGCGGGCAACGCGTAGATCGCGAAGTCCGCGCTCAACTCAACCTCGCCTTTCGCCCAGTCAAACGCCCAACGACGGTCATTCTGGATCTCTTGCCAGGCTGTGCGTATCCAGCTCACCAGGCGAGCGTACTCGCCCGACTGACCTGCTGTGTTGTTTGGTCCTGAGCCGGTGGCTCCTACCTCCTGACGCAACCGCTGGCAGAGCTCCAGAAAGGTCATAGCTTAGACCTCGCGGATGATCTGGAATGGATAGCCCTGAACGTCGGTGCGCTCTAGCGTTTCGGGATCGAAATGCCACTGAACCGCGTTGTTTAGCGCCTCAACAACGGATGCCGCCACAATAACGGACTTGCCGCGCTCGATCACAAAGCTCTTGCCGTTCACGCCGCCCTGGACGGGTTGCTTGTCCTGTTCGTGCTTGGCAATCCGGATTTCAAATTGCTTTTCTTTCTCGGGATTGGGCACGTCGAATGGTTGCTCTGCGGGCCCGGATTCCATCTCTGGTGCCGTTTGGCCCAGTGCCTGGTTGATCTTCTTGCGCAAATTCGCATCGCCAATGTTGGATGCAAAGGTTACGCCCAGGTCTGCAGCGGTCGCCTCCAGTTCATCACGATCCATTGCATCGGTGTTGATTTCGCTCATAGCGGTACCTTTCAGTGTTGCTTATAAAAAAGCCCCGGCGCTAGGCCAGGGCTTCCGGTTTAAGGCTGCGTTTCCAGCCCGATTACAGCGCGGAGGCTGCGACTTCTGCCCGCGCCATCCAGCCCTCGTTGAGAACCTTGCACACGTAGTAGGCTTTCCAGCCCACAGAGCCACGCTGGCCCAGCGGATCGCCGCCACGCGGGGTGTCAGGGTTCAACACTTTCGGAGTCATAGCGCCCGCACCTTTGAGCGGGATCAGGCCGTAAGACTCTTTACCCACAATCACGATGGGATAAACGTCTGCACTGGTACCGGTGGTGGATACCACGCCATTGGTGGACGCTGTGCCGCCTGCATCCGCGAAGCTATCTAGCACAGGGGAGAGGATATAGCGCACGTCCTCAACCTTGCCGATCTCGTACGGCAGCGCTTTCATGCTTCCGTACTTCTCGCACGGCGTGAAGTTGGGCATATCGCGAATGTCCGCTTCCAGGTCCGTGTGCGCGAAGCCAATGAACGCAGCGTCCACTTGCTCGGTGCCGTAGTTGGTGGTGCTGGCGACCATGCTGGTCACTTTCTTGGCCCGGTTAGCCTTGAGCGAGCGGGTAACAGCGCGCTGCTTGGCCAGGGTGTAAACGCTGTCTACGCCTGTCCGGGTTGTGCCGTTGGCGTAAAACACGTTGGTACCGGCACGGATCGCGCCCCAGGTCTGATACTCCACTGTCTCTGCCGCTTGCTCGCCGCACAGCATGGACGCATCGGCCAGGACAGGATCCTCGGACATGTCGTTCACGTAGTCCGAGATCTCGGTCCAGGCGCCCCACTGCTTGATCTGAACGGTCACGTCTTCGTAAGCCATCTGCTGACTGGTCGGCGTGACGCCCTCAGAAAGCGGGACAGTGATGTTCGCGAACGGTACCGGACGGCGGAACTTTACCGTGTCGGCTTTGTTCTTGGGCAGCGGCTTAGACTGACCGAACTTGGACAGAACTAGGATCGGCTCTGCGTGATCTAGCATTTCGTTTGCGGCCCAGCCAGCAGTACGCTGGCTGATGTCACCGTAAGAGGTAATAGGCATGGTGTTACTCCAATCGAAGGTTTAGCAAAAGGTGGTATTAGCGTCGCCGGGATTTTTTCTCGGCGTAATAATCAAAGGCCGCCTCAAAATCGTCAGGCGCTGCGCCCCGGGTCGCCGTTCCTCGTCGGCTGACCGTTTGCGCGTTGGCTAGACGGTTCTGGCGTTTTTCGTGCTCTTTCGCACGATTGTCTCCTTCACCAGGTGGCCGCACGTTTTTGTAGAAATCTAACAACGCGGACGCATCGTCGGCGCTGGTTGAATCTGCAAGGGCACGGATTGACTGGTTTTGAGACTGCAGCCATTTATCAAACTCGGGCGCATTTACCACTTCTCGCCAGTCTTCATGCCGGTCTTCGAGACGGGCATACTCTGACTGAAGTTGTTGTTCATGGGCCTGCTGCTGTATGGGCTGCACAGACGCTCGCAATTCATCGAGCTCCTGCTTCATCTGCGCTTGCCTGGCATCGTCCGCTTTCAGACGAGACTCAAAGGCTCGCGCCATATCCGGAAAGTCCTCTTTGAACTCCTCCCAGTCCTGCATATCCATGGATTCCGCCAGTTCCTGGCGCTGCTGGTCCTCGATCTGAGGCTTTCCGGTGTTATTGTCCGTCGGTTTGTCCGACTGGATCTGTTGCGTTGCACTCTCAAGCTCATTGATCCGGCGCTGATAGGCGCCAAGGCGCCCGCGCTGGGAAGCATCGGAGTGCCGTAGCTTCTCGTTTTCGGCCTCCAGGGTTTTCAGCTTCTCGGAAATGTCGTCCGTATCACGATCGCCAGGCTCTGTGCCGCTTTCCAGATCGCCTTCCTGGTCTTTGCGGATCTGCTCTCTGTCGATGTGGTACTCGTCGCGATCTTCCACGCCTGCGGATTTTCCTGAGAACTCTTTGAAAGCATCCTCAAACTCGCTGTCGTCTTGATCGCTGGTGATGGCTTCATCATCCTGCGGCTTGTTAAGCGGCTGGTTCGTCATTTAGCGGTTCTCCCGAACGGCTGGGTTGTGCCCTGGTGGGCAGGTCGGGGGATTAGCCCCGGCTGATAGCTTCTTTCTCACTCAGAAACTGGCGTAGCAAATAGCGCTCTTCCTCTGAGGGTTATTCAGGTCAGTAGTCGCCAGATCCCAGGTTCTCGATCTCCGGGTTTATCCGGATCTCGTCCTGGTTCTTTGCAAAAGCGATCAGATCGTCAATGAGCTCAATCTTTCCGCGTAGCTTGTCGTCAGTGCGGGTGCCGTTGATTAGCGAAATGATGGCATTTTCCCGTCTGCGCTGAAGCCATTCGCTGGTTGCTCGCCAGGTGTCGGAGTGCAGTTCAATTTTATCCATAAGAATCGAAACCTTGTGCCATGTTTTCACGGCGCGCTGAGCGCTCGTTTTGACTGTCTGCTAGCCTGGCGGCTTCCGCGTCCCGCTTTGTCGAAAGCTCTGCCGCCACTTTTTGCATTTCAGCCTCCAGTTTCTCGGAGTGCATGCCGACCTTGGCCTCCAGCTCTGCCATGGTGATGCCTTCTTTATAGGCGAGCTCCATGCGGTCCTTTTCTTGCCGGGTCTGCAATTCGGCAGCTTTGTACTGCTGTTCAAACTGCTGCTGCTGTGATTTCAGCTCCAGCTCTTTCTCGCGCAGCTGCAGCTCCTTCATCTTGATCTGCACTTCCGGCGGTGGCCCTTCCTGCTCGCTCTCGGCTTTCTGTTCAAGCTCCTCGTCGGTGTACGCCACGCTGTCGACGGGCACCTGCAGCGTTCTCAGGATCTCGCGATACAGGCCGTTCCACTTCGTCAGCTTTGAAAACACAGGGTTCTGCGCCGCTACCTGGGACAGCATCATCAGCTTTTCCTGCTGCTCCTCCCGGGCAATCAGGACTGAGGTGCCTTTGGCTACAATATCGAAGTCGCCCTTAATCTCCGGGCGATCGGTGTACATCATGTGGTAGTCGTAGAAGCGCTTAACGATGGTAGTCGTCACGCCGTCGTCGAAGTTCTTCGTTGCCGATCGGAGCACGATGTTTGAGTTGTTCATCAGCATCTGCATGCCGCCGAAGGTCTTTGCCCCGGCACCGCTGCCCATGCCCTCGCCCTGGAGCAGGATCGGCAAATTGGTTTCTGTGTCGGCCAGCTGCTGGGCAGACTCAAAGATGGCGAACAGATCGGCCTGGTTGTTGTTGATCTGGTACACCTGGAACGCAGAGCCTACGGGTTCATCGCCCGTATCGAGCCACAGCTTGTTGGGCTTTAGCGACCATTCGCCGTCCTCCGGCTCGATCCCGCGCTTTTTCATAACGACCTGGGGGCCCGCTGACATACCGGCGTTGTCCATCATCATCCGCCAAGAAGCGTTGACGACCTTCTGAGGCTGGCGCATCAGATACGGAATGCCGAAACCGAAGATGCTGCTATCGTCCTGCTCCCAGTTGAAGATGCTGTAAGGCAGATCGTCTGTCTCAAGCGGGTTCATCGCGGCTTTGATAACGTAGCCGTTGACCATCAAAACGCAGCCCGTGTATTCGACCAGCGGATCCTCGTCGATATCTTCGCAGCCACAGGCGATCAGCTCGTCCTTGTCCAGCGGCCCCCAGTATTCCCACAGCTCAAACTTTTTATCGTTGGTAACCGTGTCCACGCCGGTAATCGCTCGCAGCTCGGCGCGTCGGTCTTTAGCAATCTGTCCCTGTTCGTTGCTTTGCAGCGCCAAACGGAGTTGGTTCAGCATGACTCCGGGCAAGTCGGCAAGATCTCGCAGCTGCTTGCGGTTCATCAGCTGGCGCTCGAACCAGAATTCGGCTTCCTTTGCGTTTCGTGCCGACATATCCGGGAAGATATCCCACGGATCGACACGCTCAAGGCCTGCACGGAGCTCCTGCTTCACCTCCATCGTGCTCTGTCCCGTCTGCGGATCAGTGATCCAGGCGCGACGAGTGCGATTGACGACGGTTGGCCCCTTGAGGATGCCAGTGCCCAGCTTGCAAGCGTCCTCGATCACGTCCCGGGTGTGGGCGTTATAGCCTGCCTCGGCAAAATCATCCTCGATCTGCTGCTGCATAGCCCGCGCAGCATCGCCGGCTCGCTCTTTTGCCAGATCTTGGGGATCTTGGGGATCTTGGGGATCCTGGGGATCCGCCTGCTCCTGGTCCGGATCCGGTGCCATGGCCTGGCCTTGCGGCATACCTGGCGGCATGCCCTGCTGCATATCCGCCTGCATCGGGTCTGAATTGGTTGCAGACATAGCCGGGATCGGTGTGCTGCTTACCCCGAAGTTGGTATCGTCATTCGGCAAGAGCATATCGCTCATGCGCGCAATGCCTGCCCGGGTCTTGTTCCGGGTGATGTTGACGAACACCTGGGAAGACTGCTTCTTAATCATCCTGGTGATTTCGTCTGCAGCGTACTCGCCGTGATACTGTCGCAGATCGTCAAGCCAGCGCGTTTCGATCATTGACCGTGCAGCCACCTGCTCTTGCGCAAGTCGGTTTAGCTTACTGCCCAGCATGTTCAGGTCTTCTTCACGCCGGGTCTGCTGATCCTGCAGTTCTTCCTCGGTCATTTCCTCAATCTGCTCAGGCGCCATAGGCTCATTCTTCATATCAGTATCCTGCCGTGGTGTCGCCGGGCTGGTTCGCGACCATGGTGCGTTTAACGGGTCGTGTCATTGCCAGCTCAATTTTCATAACGGCGTAGCGTAGAGCGTCCATTAAGTGATCGTTCTCTTTCACAATCCGGCCTTTTTCGTCGCGCCGGTACAAGCGAATCTCGCCCAGGGTGTGCTGTAACGTGCTGAAGATCTTTAATCGCCCCGTCGAGAGACGGTCTTGAACAGCCAGCAAACCGGCTTCAACCGCTTTGTTTGCCTTGTGAAGGATCAGACCCTCGTCTTCGTACAAGCGCATAACACGCTTTCCGTCGCTTTGATTCGTGCCCGCGTAGTCGATAACGCCCGGGATCCAGTCGCCGCGAAGCCGGATGCCCTTTGCATGGACTGTCGGCTCGGCCTGGCCCCGATAGTGCTCGGAGTACGCATAAACGATATCGGTGTCGCGGTCGTGAGCGAGCCAGATTGCTGCCGTTTTTTTCCAGCCAACGTCCAGCCCGTACAATCGGTGGTACCAGGCGGGCACTTGGAAGGGCTCACACAAGAAGTCTTCTTCCGGGATCGGATAGATCGCGCCAGCGCCCAGGCTCGGCTTGCCATACCGGCGGGCATCGAGCTGGTGAGGGCTTAGCGACTTCGACATATCATCTATATCCTGCTGAGAAATGTGCGGGACG